CAACTATGGGGACGGCAACACTATGGAAGATGATTATGGCGGCATGGTCATATAAACATAATTTAGCGATACCTAAAAAGGGAGAAAAACGACCATTTACAGGTGGGTTATCAAGATTATTAGCGGTAGGGTATTCTACAGACGTATTAAAATTAGATTACTCTTCACTATATCCCTCAATTCAGTTAGTTCATAATGTATTCCCTAAGTGTGATGTTACAGGAGCAATGAAAAGCATATTAAAACACTTTAGAGATACACGTATAACATATAAAAAATTAGCGTCAGACCTTTATGAGTCAAACCCTGAATTGTCTAAAAAATACAACAGAAAACAATTACCGATTAAGATTTTTATTAATGCGTTTTTTGGTTCATTATCCGCCCCACATGTGTTTCCGTGGGGAGATATGGATATGGGAGAACAAATCACTTGTACAGGAAGACAATATCTTAGACAAATGATTATGTGGTTTATGGAGAAAGGTTATAATCCTTTAGTAATGGATACGGATGGGGTTAACTTTTCATCACCTAAAGGTATCGATTCTCACACCTATATCGGTAAAGGACTTAATGGTTTGGTTATAGAAGGGAAGGAATATAAAGGTACCGAAGCGGATGTTGCAGAATATAACGATATATTCATGAGAGGTGAGATGGGGTTAGATACGGACGGAGTATGGCCATCAACAATAAATGTGGCTCGTAAAAACTATGCGTTACTGACCGCATCAGGTAAGGTTAAATTAACAGGTAACAGTATTAAATCTAAAAAATTACAAACATATGTTGCCGAGTTTTTGGACCATGGTCTTAGATTATTATTGGACGGTAAGGGTCACGAGTTTTTAGACTTTTATTATAGTTATGTTGAAAAAATATATAACCGAGAAATACCACTATCTAAAGTGGCTAACAAATCGCGTGTTAAACAAAGTATAAAAGACTATAAACTTCATATGACTAAAAGAACCAAATCAGGTTCTTTAATGTCGAGACAAGCGCATATGGAGTTGGCTATCGCTCATAATTTAACTGTCGGATTAGGAGATACAATCCATTACGTCAATAATGGTGAAAGAAAATCCCATGGAGATGTTCAGAAAAAGAATATTTGGCACGGTACCGCAGCCGATAAGAGAATCTATAAATCGACACATGGGGTTGCTATGCCACCTGATGATACGGAAATTGTACTGAATTGTTATTTAATTGATGATGATGAACTTAAAAATCAACCTGATAAGTTAGGGGAATACAACATTGCTCGATATATGGCGGCGTTTAATAAACGTGTTGAGCCATTAACGGTAGTATTTGACCCTGAGATACGTGATGAGATATTAATTGATGTTCCTGAGGATAGACCCTTTTTCACTAAAACTCAGACTAAATTAGTTAGAGGATTCCCTCGTAGAGATGGTGACCAAGATACTTTAGATGAGGTATTAACAATGGCAGATACTGAAGTAAAATTTTGGAATGATGTAAAAATTGACCCGTTCTATATGTATCTCGATAATACTATAGGATTAGTCAGTGGTGAATATGTTGAAAAAAATAAAAAAATTATGAGTTCTTTATCCCATCAGACGACATAACATACCAATTATCGATAATAAATCTTAATTCTACAGACGCAAACTTTTCGAGTTGAATTTCCTCATATTCTTCATCGATTAGTTTGTTTGTTTTAATTATAGCCTCCGACATTGCTTTAATTGTTAAGTGTTCGGTAGTTGTCTCATCTAAAACTATGGTACATATATCAGAATATTTTACCACAATATACCCTTCACCCTTCGTTTTATAGGTTGAGCCTTTAACTATAATACTATCCGATATTTCTTTTTTCTTACCATACACGATTTTTGTGATTGGATATGATTTAACAATACCCATAATTATATTACATATATTTGTCGTGGCATTGCACGATAAGTTAATGTTTTATTAAGGTTTTCCGCTAGTAATGCCTCTCTTTCCATCATTTTTTCAGGTCTTAACCTTTCTAGTCTTAAGGTTAATTCTTCTATAAGTTTACTTTTCTCATCTTTTGACTCAGTTAATAAAGAATCATATTCTAATGTAACTTCAGAGTCAGGAGTTTTTAAGTTACCACTAAATTTACCTCTAACACGTCCTAAGGTTTCCTTTACATATGCAACAAACCATTTTCTTACCCACGTCTGTGCGGGACTATTTAACTCATCCCACTTCATTTCATCTATAGGGATATCAGAAGGTAACCTAACAATATCAGGGTTTTTAGCTAAACAATCTTCTCTATCGTTAGTTTCATAATACCAATACCATACACGGTATTCGTTATTTTGCATATTACCAAAATCAAACTTACCTCCAGGTACATTAAAAAGGTGTAATGCCTTTTTACCTTCAGGTAATGCCGTGACTCTATAAGTTAATTCACCACCAATAAGTCTTCTTTTAATATTAATATCTTGCATTCTAAGTAAGATATCAAATGCGGGAGTAATCATGTAATTACCGCCTGAACCCATTTGTGACATACCAGCACCACCACCTAATCCAACACCTCCCATACCACCAAATCCACCCATAAATGGGTCAAAAAAGGCGGCGTCTAATTCAGCTCTAGTAAACCATAAAAGTTCGTTAAGTTCTCTACCTGCCGGTATTTCATATATTTGTTGGTTTGGAATTAGAGAAATATAATCTTTCTTTAAAACAGAATCACCACCAGCTTGTAATCCGACAATTTTTGAGTAGGAGTAAGTATATTGTGTTTCCCAATCTAAAGAACGAGTAGTCAATGCTCTTGTTACCGATTGTTCGTCTAAATTTAGTCCATATAGTGAAGTCCATTGTGATTCTATTAACCAATCATTCACGTATTGGGCATAATCTTGAATTGATAACTCAAGTAGTGAGTCCATCATTTCATCTTCTATTTCTATGCTACGTATTGGAGCACCTAATAGATGTTTAATTCGTGTATATAGTTTCGTTCTTTGTGGTTCATTAATTATGGACATAGCTATGGTTTATCTATAAATATTAACAAAATAGGATTTATCTAATTAATGTATTCAGAGGACTCATTAAAAACATATCTTCCATTAATAATTTTAGTTGATGAGTTATCAAAAATCTTAGTACCTAATTTATTATTATGAAAAACTAAGTAGTCTGTTTTATATGGTTTTACATTCGCGGTACCATATACAATGACCTTACCATTTTTATTACTAACTCGATTAAATGGTTTAATTTGTATTGTTTTAATACCTTCACCTAAATCGACAGTCGCGTCAATACCTTTAATCATATCATCAACACCACCTAATTCACCTACCTTTTTAACCTTATCCGTCTTAAATAGTTCTTTTAATTTAACCACGGCATCGACTTCTCTCTTATCCCCAAAACGATTAGTTTTATCTAATCCTGACATAACTGTTTTAAATGTTGGGGATTCTGAATCAAATATTTTATATCTTAATTCCACTAAATATTTATTAAATCGGTCTACTTCAGTTTGTTCTTCTTTACGGTTTTTGTTGTTAAAATTAATTGCGTCAACCCCATATTTTTTCAAATATTGGTTAGTGTCATTAACTAAAGTACAAAATGCGGTATAGTTTGTATTTAATTTATTAATGACTGAACGACCTTTTTGTTCATAATCATAAACCCCTGACATCTGACCTATATCATATTTATTTTTCTCGTACCAATATTCGGAAAATACTTCCTTAAGAATATCCATAATAGTATGCATGAATCTTCTTTTAATTTCAGGATTAGTATTAAATAGTCTTCGGTACCCTTGTACTTGATTTCTATTACAACCAGCACTTGCCCCTTCAAAAATAATGGTTTTAACTTGAGTGACCTCGTCTAATTTTTTCTTAGTTCTTAATCCATATAATTCATTAACAAAATCCCAATTAACCACTGACCAAAAATTTTTGACATATTCGTCTCTTTTATTACGATATTTTAAGTAATACGCATGTTCCCATGTGTCTATACCTAAAAGTGGGTACCCCCCATTTTTAATTACATCCATTAATGGATTATCCTGATTAGTAGTAGACATAACCTTTAATTTGCCTGTGTTAGTTAATACTAACCAAGTCCATCCTGAACCAAAATTCTTAAGGGATTCATTACTAAATATTCTTTTAAATTTAGAAAAATCACCAAAATCACTGATTATTTTTTTATAAATCTCTCCTTGAGCTCTTTGTGTTTTAGGAGATAACATTTTCCAAAATAAAGAGTGATTAAACGCTCCTCCAGCGTTATTTCTTACGGTTTCACTATACCTTGAGACTCCTTTAATTATTTGTTCTAAATCAACTCCATTATTAACTTTTTTAACTAATGCGTTATTTAATTTCTTTACGTATCCTTTATAGTGTTTGTTATAGTGTATATCCATAGTTTCTGAATCTATAAATCTTTCTAAGGCAGAATAAGAGTACGGTAATTTTTCAATACCAATATTTTCCATTTCTTTTAATATTTCTTTGTGGGGGTTGCGAGGTTGATTCGTCTATTTGATATAGATTACCTCGACTTTTTATTTTATGTTCAATTAACGAGATTTTACTTTTTAATCTTTTGAACTTCATTTTTATCTTTTTATTATAAATAATGGTAATTAATAAACTTTTATCGTCTTACCGAAATTTCATTTATAATTTGTTCCATTATATCTCCTTTATTTTCATTATCTCCCATTACTGTCTCGAAAATATTTTTTTTTCGGGACAAGATATCATAAATAACTCCCTCGATAGAGTTTTCAAAAATAGGGTAAAATACCGAAACATTAGATTTTTGGCCATATCTATACGCCCTATCTTCTGCCTGTGCGTGGTCAGATGGTACAAAGGATAAATCATTCATAATTACGGCCTCTGCAGCTGTCAAGGTTATACCAACACCGGCAGCTTTTAAATTACCAACAAAAACTTTAATCTTATCGTTTTCTTGAAATTGGTCAACAGAATTTTGTCTGGCAACTTTACTCATAGACCCATCTAACTTTACTGCTGATTTACCAAAGTGGTCAACTATCCTATTTAATGTATCAGTAAAGTTAGTAAAGACGATTACCTTTTTACCTTGTTCAATAATATTTTCAACCAACTCACAGGTTGATTTAACTTTATTTTCGGCAATAACTTGACGAACCTTCATTAATTTCGAGAACTGAACAGTTAATGATTTTTTTTCACTATCATCTTCAACCCAATTATAATACTCCCCCATTAAAGCCATATACTCTTTAGATTTTAAGTTAAGGTAAACTGGTGTGATTATTTTATCGGGTAAGTCTAATATGTCTTGTTTTAACCTTCGTAATACGTGTGTTTTAGTTCTATCCCTTAGCTCGGTTAGGTTTGACGAACCCGTTACATTCCATATTCTACGATTACCCACATTAAATTGGTATCCTTCACAATATCGGATAGCATAAGCCATCCAATTATACGCCACAGGGGATTCCACTAAATTTAATAGATTATAATAATTAATCGGTCGGGAGGTCATTGGAGTGCCCGTGAGTAACCATACTTTACCTATTGAATTAATAATGTCATTAATTAATTTAGTTCTTTTAGCTTGTACATTTTGAATATAGTGAGCCTCATCAACAATTACTAAATCAAATCCTTCCTGTAATATTATAGAGTCCTCTTTATTTTTTATGTCATGAAAATTCTTTAGTATGTCATAGTTCATAATAACAAAGTCAGCACTCTCCCATTTTTTACCCTCAACTATAGATATTGATTTATCGGTGTAGTTTTGTATTTCTCTTTTCCAATTAATTTTTAATGATGCGGGACAGACAATTAATACTCTCTCAATTCCTGACTCCAAAGCAGCAATTACTGCCGATGTGGTTTTACCTAACCCCATATCGTCAGCTAAAATATATTTATTATGTGTGGCTAGTTTCTCAATAGCCTCTTTTTGATGTTCCAACGGAGGTCTATGTGAGTAATCGTCATATGAGATATCGACTTGATTATTTTCCTGTGTTTTTATAAGGGCGACTCTTGGTAACCAAAATGAGTGTAACTTCTCATTTTCAAATATTTTACCCCAAATATGAAATGCTTTATCTTTTTCAACTAAAAGTTTCTCAATATAAATTTTTTCAGGTACTTTTGTCAATAACTTGTCCTCCATCATTTTTTTACCAAAATAACTATCTAAATCTACCCATCTTCTAGCTATCTTAGGAGTTAATGTATGATTGATAATTATATAGTCTGATTGTGCTCTTGTTAATTTAAAATGTTTTAATTCTTTAAATTTTTTTTGAATTGACAGTATGTGGTTATTGAACCCATCATATACTTCTAGTATACGTTGAGCCCTTACCTCTGGTATTTTTGATAACTTATCGTTCTTACTTTCCATATTGAAATACTTATAATATAACTATAAACATACTATTTATCAATATATGAGTAACAGAAAAATACCAATCACTAGATTAGAGAAGTTTTTTGGGTCTGAAGACTTTGACTTAGAGCAAAGTATGGGACGCGAATGGCTTGAGGGGGATATGAATTTTACTTTAGTATTATACAGGATTGACCGTCAAAAAACTAAAACAGACAATGTCTATGGTGAGACAGAAGAAGATGGTATTAAATATTTACCTCCTGTAGAGTTTAGGGGTTACGTAACTATTGAGTCACCTGATAATATAGATTACGCGAACTCTAAACTATCGCAGATGGAGCCAGGTAATTTAAAGGTTGGGGTATACCAAGAGACATTAGATGAATTGGAAGTTGATGTCGAGTATGGTGATTATATTGGTTATTATGAAACTGAAAATAGAGTTAGGTATTATTCGGTAGTAAATGACGGTCGTGTTGTTAGTGACAATAAACACACTTATGGTGGGTTTAAACCGTTCTATAGAAGTATAATCGCCTCTCCAGTTAATGACGGAGAATTTAGAGGGATATGAAAAAATTAATAAAAGAAATAAATTTAATTAAGAGACATATGGTACATATGTGTGAAGGTATAGAGGGCGAAAAAGTTGTGTGTGATAATTGTGAGTGGTCTTGGGATTTAAGTGACGGTGGGGATGACCCATATATTTGTCATAAATGTGGTAACGATAATCAAGAGGTAAACTATGTAGGTGAAAAAGTTATGGTTTATTATAATTTACATAAACACACATTTTCAGTTTCATATAAGGGTAAAATTGTTATGTATGCCGATTACGTTAAATTAATGGACGTAGAGTTTAGAGTTAGACAGGGAGGAAAAGAAAAAGTAAGAAATGAAATGAGAAAAAATGTACATGCCTTTGTTATAGGTACTTTAACCGACTTTTGCACTTACCCGTGTGAAGAACTACCTAATGAACCAAATGAGAATATCATAACATATAATCCTTACAAGTACGATTCATTTGTTAAAAAAGATACTGAAGAGCCAATATTTAAAGCAAATGAAGTTCAGATGATTAATTCTAAAAATAAAGTATTTTTTATTAGTGAAATTACAAAATAATGGCATTACCTAAAAACATAAAGAAACATTTACCGTTAACACCTGATAAAATTTTACATCAGAGAAGAGAAGAGTTATTAGAACAAATTCAAGAAAACGGTACTTATTTACCTAAATCAATATTACATGCAGATTTAGATATGGGTATGTTAGAGTTTGTTAAAAATGATTTAGAAGTTTCTGTAAGTGGTAAAAGAATTAATACCGTAGATTTAATTATAACCACACAAAATTGGGCTCAATTTACTGAGACGTGGAAATTTCAAGATTTAGATAAAAATATTAAACCTCCCTTTGTTGCCACAGTTAGAAATCCGGATGTTAAGTTTGGGACTAATCCATCATTACAGTATACCATACCAAATAGGAAACAATTTTATTATGCTAAGGTACCAACGTGGGACGGTCAAAGAAAAGGTATGGATATATATAAAATACCTCAACCAGTACCTGTCGATATTACTTATAATGTTAAAATTTTCTGTAGTAAAATGAGGCACTTAAATGATTTTAATAAAAAAGTATTACAAACATTTTCATCGAGACAAGCATATACGGAAATAAAGGGTCATTATATTCCAATTATATTAAACAGTTCTTCTGACGAATCAGTATTAGAAATCGAAAAGAGAAAGTACTATGTTCAAAATTATGAATTTTTAATGATGGGATTCTTGCTAGATGAAGATGAGTTCGAAGTGTCACCAGCAATCTCAAGAACCTCAACGGTATTAGAAGTAGAAACCTTTAGTTCTAAACGAAGAGCTAAAAAATATCCTGCAAATCCTAAGAATTTTGATTTAAATATTTTATTTAATCCCGGAATTAGTGCTCTGACTGAAACATATCGTTATCAGGTTAATTTATCGATATTAGAATCTAAGAATATTGCGAGTTACTCCGTATATATTAACGATAATTACATTGGTGATGATATAGATATAATTAAGGTTTCGACAAATGATTTAATTAAGATTGAGATTATAAAAGATGATATTACTAAATCAGGAACATTAATATCTAAGGCGACTTTACTATAGTTCCTCGCCATATATGTCAGTAATTTTCTTACAATTATCTTCAATTAACCGTTCTAAAAACTTATATATCTTAAATCCGTGTTTATTACAGTAACTCTTTAGTAACTCGTGAGATTCAGGAGAGATTTTTATATTCTTTATTTTATCCATAGACGTTTTTTTTTAAAGGTAGAAAAAAGGTAGAATTTTTTCCTACTTATAATAAGTATCCTCATTCTGTAATAGTGTTTTCGTGTTTTACTTAATATTTATAGTTAAATAAAATTAGAAAATAATTACACAATGGCACAAACTAACAAAGTATTCGTCTCTCCTGGTGTTTACACATCAGAAAGAGATTTAAGTTTTGTAGCGCAAAGCGTGGGTGTAACAACTCTTGGTTTAGTAGGTGAAACAATTTCGGGTCCAGCATTCGAGCCAATTTTCATCACAAACTATGACGAGTTCCAATCTTACTTCGGCGGTACAAATCCAACTAAATTCATAAATACTCAGATACCAAAGTACGAGGCGGCTTACATAGCTAAGTCATATTTACAACAATCAAATCAATTGTTTGTAACAAGAGTACTTGGTTTATCAGGATATGACGCAGGACCGTCATGGTCTATAACGACTGTAGGTAACTTAGATAGTACAGGAGCGACCGTAACTTCAGTTTCGTCAGCTTACACTATTACATTCTCAGGAACTTCAGGTACATCGACAAGTATTCAGGTTACTGATTACTCATCATTACCGACATCAATAACTGATGTTATAACAAACCCATACACCACATATACTGGTGGTCTATCAACCATACTTGGAGACATGAACGGATATTTGTATTCGGAAATTGTGAGTCCATCAACTTCAGGAACTACTTCATATTTTTGGGGAGCAGTAAGTTCAACTACATTTAATGATGTAACGGGCGCTACACCTAACTATGTAGGAAATACGAATGTTTTAGAGGTTAATAATATTTCATTCGAAAATTGTGTTTTAAATGCGTCGGTTAATGACCCATGGTATTATGCGTTATTTACGGAAACTAATAATATATATAACGGAACAGGATTCGGTATGGGAGTAGCTACACTTATTAATACAGTAGGTGCGACTTATACAGGAACCGCAGAGATTTATGTGACTAGTTACACAGGAACACCAATTACAGAATATCACGATGTAGTTGTCGGTACATTACGTTCAAGAGGTATTGATACATACACGACTGATGATGGACCAGTATATGAAGTGTCAGGTTTAACAAGCGCAGTTATTGACTCATCAGGAGCATACTCCGCGATAACAACAAACCCATTCGCGTCTTTTGTGGTATCAGCACAAACTAACGATGGAGATATTTTTACCTTCAATACCTCATTTAATTTATCTAAAGCAAATTATATATCTAAAGTGTTTGGTAAATCTAATTTTTCTAAATTGAAAAGTGAGGTACCATTATTTTTAGAAGAAGAATATAACACACTATTAAATACAGGTTATCGTTTAGGTAAGATTAGAGGTTTAAATACTTCATTCACATCTCTACCAAGTGCAAGACAGGATACTTCAAATACGAGTATCGGTTGGTATTTGGATAGATATCAGACACCTGAAACTCCGTACTTAGTGTCGGAACTTAGAGGTAATCAAGTTTACGATATGTTTAAATTCCTTACAATTTCAGATGGTAATTCTGCAAATAGAGAAATTAAAATATCAATAATTAATATATCATTTAACCAAGGCACATTTGATGTTGCAGTACGTGATTTCTTTGATACGGATGCTAATCCTGTTGTTTTAGAAAAATTCACTAACTGTACGATGGATATGAATCAAAATAGTTTCATAGCTAAAAAAATTGGTACGTCTAATGGAGATTTCGAATTGAAGTCAAGATATATTATGGTAGAAATGAATGAGGATGCACCTTACGATTCATTACCTTGTGGTTTCCGTGGATACCAAACAAGACAATACTCGGGAGTTAATTCACCATTCTTAGAATATAAAACTAAATACGATAAACCAGGTGAGGTCATTTGGAATCCACCATTTGGTAATGCAGCAGGAACGGATAATGAAACTAGAAGTTCAGGTGATAGAGTTAGAAGAACTTACTTAGGTGTTTCAAACACAGCAGGTATTGATTCTGACTTCTTCCAATATAAAGGAAAACAAAACCCTGTTAATTTAGCAACTGCTACTGACTCACAACCATGGGCTTACTTAACTAAGGGATTCCATATGGATTCAGGAGCAACTGTAGTTCTTATACCAGCTGGATATACTACTTCGGGTGAAACGTCATTTGAAGTTGGCGATGCGTCGTTTAATACTGAACCACAAGAAGGTAGTCCTTATTTTAGATTAAATTCGCGTAAATTCACTGTGGCACCTAAAGGTGGTTTTGATGGATGGGACATATATCGAGAGTATAGAACTAATGGGGATAGATATCAATTAGGGGCTGCTGGATTCAGAAAAGGAGCTGCACCATCTATAAGTTATCCAACCGCGACAGGGTGGGGAGCGTTTAAACAAATAACAGGACCTGACCAATTGACTTGGGCGAATACCGATTATTACGCTTACTTATGGGCACAATACACCTTCTTAAATCCTGAAGCAGTTAACATTAACGTGTTTACTACTCCAGGGATTGATATGGTTAATAACTCAAATCTTGTTGAATCAGCAATTGATATGGTTGAAAATGATAGGTCAGACTCGGTATATATTTGTACAACACCTGATTATCAAATGTTCACACCAACATTAGGTGATTTTGATACTAATTTTATATACCCAGAAGAAGCGGTAGATAATTTAACGGATACGGGTATTGATTCAAATTATACCGCAAGTTACTATCCGTGGATATTGACTAGAGACTCCGTTAATAATACACAAATTTATCTACCACCAACAGGTGAGGTTGTTAGAAACTTAGCGTTAACAGATAATATCGCTTTCCCATGGTTTGCATCCGCAGGTTATACGAGAGGGTTAGTTAACTCTATTAAAGCTCGTAAAAAGTTGACACAAGAAGATAGAGATACGTTATATAAAGGTAGATTAAACCCAATAGCTACCTTCTCTGATGTTGGTACGGTAATATGGGGTAACAAAACGTTACAAGTTAAGGAATCTGCACTTGATAGAATAAATGTTAGAAGATTGTTATTACAAGCTCGTAAATTAATTTCCGCAGTGGCAGTAAGATTATTGTTTGAACAAAATGACGAACAAGTAAGACAAGAATTCTTAGACTCAGTAAATCCAATATTAGATAGTATCAGAAGAGATAGAGGTTTAATTGATTTTAGAGTGACAGTTTCTAATACACCTGAGGATTTAGACTCAAATACGTTAACAGGTAAGATTTACTTGAAACCAACAAGAGCTCTTGAATTCATAGATATTGAATTTTTGATTACTCCGACAGGAGCATCATTTGAAGATATTTAAACTTAGACTATTTATATTACTGAGGGGGATTAATTTCCCCCTCATAGCCAATTAAAATTTTAAACAAAAAAAAATGGAATTTAATAAAAAAACACTTAACGAAACATTAGAGATTAAATCTACTGGTGGAAAGTCTTTCTCTAAGAATCCTCAAAATATCGTTATTTCTGAGACACAATTAGAAAGGTTAATTGAAAAGATTAACAAAAAAAAATAAATGAGTTATGAGTTTGAAGAGGGTAATAAAAGAGTTTTATAAAGAAAAACAATTATGTGAAGGGTTTGACCCTGAAGGTAATCCTGATTTAAAGTATTACGCCTTTGATTGGGATGATAATATTATGATTATGCCAACACAGTTAATAGTTTCCACTGATGAAGGTAAGGAGATAGGTATGTCCACTGAAGACTTTGCTAACTATAGAGGTGTACTTGGTAAGGAACCGTTCGAATATAAGGGTGAAAATATTATAGGATATGCGAGTGACTCCTATAGAAATTTCGGGGTTAAGGGGGATAAGTCATTTATTATTGATTCGTTGATTGCAAAACCAGGACCATCATGGGACGATTTTGTAGAAGCTATAAATGGAGGTTCAATATTTTCAATAATCACGGCTAGAGGTCATACTCCATCCGTTCTTCGTGACGCAATTTATAATATGATAGTAACCGACCATAACGGGATTAGTAAGGAGTCTTTAATACAAAACCTTAAGAAGTATCGTGATATGGACGGAAATGAAGAGTCAGACACTTCAATTATGATTAATGACTACTTAGATTTAAATAAATATTATCCTGTGACTTACGGAGAAGGGGAGGCTTCCAACCCTGAAGAAGGTAAGGTTAAGGCATTAAGAGAATTTATTACGTATGTTAGGGAAATGAGTAAGAGAATTGGAAAAAATGCGTTTCTTAAGAACGATATTAAAAACAACTTTATACCAACGATAGGATTCTCTGATGATGACCCAGGTAATGTAGAAACGATTAAATCCTTTCTAGATAAGGAATATAAAGATAAGCCAGTTAAAACATATTTAACTAAAGGAGGAGATAAAATAGAAGTTTAATAATAATTATTATTTTAAATGCTCTAGTATATTATTGAAAATAAAATAAAAGTAAATAGAAAAACATTTATGTTAGATATTTATAACTAAATAAACTAAAGAAAAATAAAACACAAATACTATGGCAGACTTATTAATGAAAATGCCCGTACCTTATGAACCAAAGAGAAAGAATAGGTTTATTCTATCATTCCCATCTTCACTAGGTATCAATTCTTGGTATGTTGAGTCTACATCAAGACCTAACGTCCAAATCGGGTCAACAGAAATTCCCTTTTTAAATACATCCACATATGTGGCTGGTAGGTTCACTTGGAACACTATAAACGTTACTTTCCGTGACCCAATTGGACCATCGGCATCACAAGCATTAATGGAATGGGTTCGTCTACACGCTGAGTCTGTTACAGGTCGTATGGGATACGCTGCAGGATATAAGAAAGATATTGACCTTGAGATGTTAGACCCAACAGGAGTTGCGGTTGAAAAATGGATACTACAAGGAACATTCTTAACCGATGTTAATTTCGATAGTTTAGGTTATAGTGATGATGCACTTGCTACGATTACGGCTACTTTACGTCCCGATAGATGTATTTTAGTTTATTAATATAAAACAAGTATTGATTATAAAAGAATTAATGATATAATATAAACCATAGGGGTCATTGAACTTCTATGGTTTTTTTATTAAGAGTAGACAATTATGGACCAAGGAAAACAATACGGGGAAATAAATATGGATTTACCACATGACGTGGTACGATTACCCTCTCAAGGTATTTTTTATACGAGTAAAAAGAAATCACTTAAGGTGGGTTATTTAACTGCTCAAGACGAAAATATATTACTGTCGACAGGAAATCCTAATTTGGTTATGACATTATTGAAGAATAAAATATATGAACCTGATTTTAATATTAATGAATTAATTGATGGTGATGCCGAAGCCATATTAATCTTTTTAAGAAACACTGCTTTTGGTAGTGATTATATTTTTAAATTAAAGGACCCTAAAACGGGTTCTGATTTTGAAACCACTATTCAATTAGATGAATTAAATATTTTACAACCTAAAATTAAACCGAATGAACAGGGTTTATTTGAAATGAACTTACCGAGAACGGGAGTTAGTGTTGTTTGTAAATTACTAAATGTCGGTGACACAAATGAGTTAACACGATTACATGAGAGTTATCCTGAAGGGGTAACCGTTCCTGTTATAACTAAACGATTAGAGAAACATGTTGTTTCAATCGATGGAGATACTAACAGAGAAACCATATCAACCTTTATTAATACGCTACCTATTATGGACTCCAAATTCATTAGGAACACAATGAGTGATTGTGAACCTAAATTGGACCTTAACAGGACTGTATCAGCCCCGTCAGGAGAAAAAGTGAATGTGCGTATCACTTTTGGGGCGGAGTTTTTTCGTCCTTTCTTCTGATTACCGGAGAACCATGCTTGATGAGTTCTATTATCTGAGTAAACATGTGAATATGTCATACTCTGACCTCATGATTATGCCTACTTACGAACGAAAATTTTTCATAAACAAACTTTCAACCGAGTTTGAAGAAAGAAATGATGAAATTGAAAAACAACGCAACAAATCACGTTCCTAAGTATTTATAATAAAAGAATAATATGTTTCAAGGAGTAAAAGATGACGTTGATGCGATAGCAAGCGGTATAGCGTTAGCGGATATCTCTTTAAAGGAGTTTGTCAAAAGACTTAAAAAAAGCGTTACTGGGGTAAAAGGGATTATTCAGCAGGCTGGACTTATCAATACTAAAACCGCAAATGCGGTTAGAGATTCTATTGGTCAAACTCGAGCGATTAGTAACGATGTCCAAAAAGTAATTGCTCAGGCAGCTAAGTCAACAATGCAAATCGGAGTAGGTGCTGAGAAAAATATTGAACTATTTGCGGCAATTAACACTGCTATGTTAAGAAATACTTATTTTACTGAACAACAAATCGTTAGATTCCAAGCCTTAGGGGTTAATGCTAATATGACAAGTGCTCAATTAGCCCAAATGGCCACATCATTCGATACCTTAGGGTATACTACAGACGAAGCGTTAAGTACTATGGAAGATATGACCAAACAAGCTAGGTCGTATGGTGTTAACGTTTCTTCATTTATGGGTAAAGTTAATGATAACTTAAAGTTAATGGTTACCTATAATTTTAAAGATGGTGTTAAAGGACTATCTAAAATGGTTGCTCAAGCACAAGCCCTAAGGATTGATATGAGTAAAACTGTGAGTTTTGCTGATGGTTTATTAGACCCCTCAAAGGCGATTGAAACCGCGGCAGGATTTCAAATGTTAGGTGGTTCCGTTGGTGCCTTAGGTGACCCATTTAAGTTACTTAATATGGCTCAAACAGACATGGAAGGGTTACAAGATAGTCTTGTTGAGATGGCGGCGGGGGCGGTTTCTTTTAATAAGGAATCTGGCGAATTTGATATTCCGATAACGCAAATGTATAGGTTAAGGGAAGCCGCTACATTAGCGGGAATGAACTATCAGGAGTTTTCCGAAATGGCAATGAACGCGGCTCAAAGAACTGAGAAGATTAAGTTATTAGACCAATTTCAAACGGTACCTGAAGAACAAAAAGAATTGATTGCTAGTTTGGGTAAAATAGGTAGTAACGGTAATTTAGAAATTACGATGCCTGATGGTACAGTTAAAAAAATTGGGCAAGGATTCAATGACTTGATAAACGATGATTATGCCGCATTACAAGGTATGTTAGATACCAATGCGATGTCAGAATTAGATGTGGCTAAAAAATCTATGGGGTATTTGAATCAAATTAAGGCGGCTCAAGATGCTATAATTAAGTTAACTACATTAAATTTAGTTCAATCTGGAGGGTTTGAAAACTTAAGTGAAAATATTTCAAAGTCACAACAACTCATGACTGACTCGTTCATGAAAAGAGAGGATGAGATTAAGTTACCTAATAGTATTACCGACGCAGTAACCTACTTAGAGACACAACTAAAGGTTACAGAACCCCAAGCGAAAGATATAACTGGTGCTGTTGTGAATGGTTTAGGTAAATTCAATGACGCAATGGAGAGTGTTGTTACCCAGATTAATAATACGGAATTTGCAGAGATTATTATAAAAAGCTTAAAAAATGGTTGGGAAAATGTTTCAGGGTTTTTAAGTGACCTTGACCTAATTAATATATTTCCGGATACTGTAAATATTAATGGAAATATTGACAGGAGTAATGAATCTGCTCCTACAACAATATTAAACGGAAATAATCTTGACAGGAGTAATGGTGTAGATGATGGAGGTATTGACAGGAGTAACTCTACCTCCGCGTTACAGACTATAAATAGCCAGTCATCTAACCAATCTCAACCTACAAATCAATCGGCTGAGGTTACGGTTAATGGGGTGGTTAGTTTAACCTTAGAAGGTATTCCAACTGATTCAACATTAGATGCTGAGACTCTTGCTCAGTTACTAACAAATAACCCAACGTCAATGAGTATAATAAAATCACAGATAGATAATAGTTTAAATGCTTATGGTAACGATTGGGGGGGATAATGTATAATTCCAAATGATTTCATAACACAAAATTATATTATCATCTATTTATCTAAAAAGAATATATATAGATGGAGAGCCCGTTATCATTTGATTCAACTGAGAACTTTAGAAAAAAGTTATTAGTTAAAAATTTACAACCTTACAGTAGTGATGGGTTCAATGCTTCTAGTCAGCCCGGTCAAAGTGAAATTAATATTAATGACGTATCGGTTACTGATTCACAAGAGGTTGAAGTTATCGGAGCAGATAAAGGTAAACTTGCGTATGTTAAGAATCAATACGGACCTGTAGGGGGGTTTGACATACCAAAATCTATTGATGATGTATCATTTATAAATTCCGTCACTAGTCTCGGTAATACCTTAAATCTCGATATGAGTAAAGGAATACCTTCTTTAATTGGTAAAAGTCCTTATTTTACTTTTCTTGCTTCCACTTATAATTCATTTAATTTATTAACGAGTAATGACCCACAGGGTAATAATGGGTCGTTATCTCAGGATTCTGATTTAGCTCGAATAGGTGCCGAGTCACTTAAAACCGAATTTCAATATAGGGTTTCTCAAGAAACGTATCAACAAACCATTGGTAGAATTAATGCGGTAGATGCCTTAAGTGACCCATTTGATTTATTAGGTATCGTTACAGGAAATAAATCTATAATTGAAAGAGATTGGAAGATATCGGTACCCAAAAGTATTATCGGTAAAGGTATTGATTTTCTAAGTCGTATTAGTGGTGTATATTCCCCATATTCTTGGATACCTGGAGATTATTTCAGTAATGCCCCAAAACAAATGTTTCTAAATCAATTAGATAACAAAGTAGACGGGAAATTTGATAAAAGAGGGGTATTAAAGTTACCTTCAGAAAAGGCTGGAATGCAAGTCTTTTTAGATAATACGGGTGGTGGACAGAGGTCAAGATTATTCCATGGTCTTAGAATGAATAGGTATATTCCTGATTATAATAAAAATTTCTTAACGGACTTATTTACTAAAGTACCTAAACAAAATTACTATGTTGGTAGCTCAAAACAAGAGCTTAGAGATATAGTTGCTCCAGCAGAGTCCTTACCATTAAATCGAGATGGGGATAAGACTCAATCGCCGGTTTACGGTTATGATGAGGTAGCAAAAATATATGAAAATGAAGAAAAAGATAACCAATATAAGTTTGGTTTAAATCAAACCGCATCATATAATGATGGAGGATTACAAGGTGGATTTACTTGGGTTTCTCCGAAATATCAAGATAGGGCAGGTCAAAAAGTCGGTAAGGGAGGGGAATTTTATGGTACGATAGATACGGATTGGAATGAACAAGGGGTGCAAAATACTTTTACTGCTAATCAATCCGTAGATGGTTCAGGTAACTACCAATATACTAAAGGGTCTATTTTAGATAATACTCAAAAATTAATAAATGCTGCGGATGAAGTTGTTGGTGTAAGAAAATTACAACACGTAGGTAATGCCATTGACCAAATATCTAAAGTGTTTCATGACGGAACAAGAGAATTAACTAAAGGTTCTAGAGTTATCGCATACAAAGATGATGCCGGAGCTATTATAGGTAAGGAATATTGTCGAGTTTTTACTAAAGATACCCCATATTTTACAATGGGAGATTTACAAAAAAGTGAAGGTATAACCACTAATAATAGAAAGTTTACCTACTCAGTATTGGATAGTACGTATAACTTAAATATTGCACCTATTAGAGGGGAGGATACTACCAATCTCACGGGTAATGATTTCAGTAGTGAGGGAGTTAAGAAATATATGTTCTCATTAGAAAACTTAGCTTGGAGAACGTCAAGTAAAAAGGGATTTACCTACCAAGACTTACCTCATTGTGAAAGAGGGCCTAATGGAGGTAGAATTATGTGGTTTCCACCATATGATATGAAAGTTAGTGAAACAAACTCAGCTAATTGGAATACTAATGAATTTTTAGGTCGTCCTGAGCCAATATATACCTACAATAATACAACAAGACAAGGTAGTTTAAGTTGGAAGATAGTAGTTGACCACCCATCTATCTTAAACGCTATTGTTGATAAAGAGTTGGCTAATGAGAGTAACAATGATAAAATTACTAGTATTGTAGATTCATTCTTTGCTGGTTGTAGAAAATACGATATTTATGAGTTAGCTCTTAGATATAAACAATTTACGTATAGCGACATATACGAGATTATTACAATGTCATCCGTTGGTGAAACAGTTAAAGAAAATTTTGATATTATAACTGCGGAGATACCAGGACCTGAGGAGGTTACTGTTGAAGAGTACGAAGATAAAATAACTTCTTCTGATTGGGATTACGGGTTTTATTTCCATAATGATGTACCGGGTCCGCAGAACAAAGATGTCATAACAACTGATGAGACCTACACAGAAACTTTACAGTCTTATATCGCTCTAAAACCGACATATGCTGCTGAGGCAAATACTGATGAAAAATCAAATATAGCTCAATTTTATTTAGATAATATAGTGTCAGGTACGGATAAAATACCATTAACTAAGACTAACTTATTTGTTACTAAATTAAGTGTGGCGTTAAACGCTGGAGCTACAGTAAATATGTTATTACAAGGCTCAGCATCTGCCCCCGCATCAGTGGTCTATAATGAAGCATTATCCAAAAGAAGAATCGATTGCGTTAAAAAATATCTGTTACCTTTAGAAGATGAGAATCAAAAATCATTACAAAAATGGGTGGATGACGGTAAATTAATAATCGATGAAGACCCACAAGGTGAAGAAGCCAGTATTGGTGGTACCGACTGTACTGCTCCGTTAACGGGTAATGATACCACTTATTCGGTAGCGGCAATGAAATGTAGAAGAGTTCGAATTAGTTCCGTACGTGAAACTCCACCACCTATTCAAGACCCACCTACTACTGATATAGATGAGGAACCTCCAGTTGTGTCTAATGATGTTATTCAAAATACCCAACCAATCCCTATCACTAAAAAACCCGAAAAAGTTGAAAAACAAAAACAACAGGTAGCTAAGATAATCGTTAGAAAATTACTTACGGAGTGTGACTACTTTAACTTAGTTAAAGAAAGTTCTCCTATGGTATATAACGGTATTAAGGAAAAACTAAAATATTTCCAACCTGCCTTTCACTCGACAACTCCTGAAGGATTAAACTCACGATTAACATTTTTACAACAATGTATAAGACCGGGAGAAACGATTCCTGTTATTGGTGATGATGGCCGACCCACAGAGTTTAACGCTAAGAACACCTCTTTTGGGGCTCCACCAATATGTGTGTTAAGAATTGGTGATTTCTATCATACTAAGATAGCTATTAATCAAATATCGATAACATACGAACCACTTATATTTGATTTAAATCCTGAAGGTATTGGAGTACAACCGATGTTAGCAGATATTAATATGTCGTTCTTTTTTATTGGAGGGCAAGGATTAAAAGAGCCTGTTAATAGATTACAAAACGCTCTTTCTTTTAATTATTATGCAAATACTGAGGTATATGATGATAGGTCAGTTGTTACGGAGAATAGGGATGAGTTAAATGCTGAGATATGGGACCAAATTAATAGTGTGGTACCATTTGGGTCAGATAATAGACCAACCAATGATACTATACCAGATAAAGGTGATACTATTGGAGTTATCGAGACTAATAATATAACGACTTATCCCCCGACCGATATTATTACAACAAGTGGACAGATAAATTATAAACAAATTTTAGACGAATCAATTGATGAGGTTAAATCATATGCTATCTCAACGACAGAATCATTAACTCAAGTAGCGACTAAATACTCTATTGATGGATTAGCTTATTTTACTGATGAACGAAATTACTCTAAAGGTAAAATTATCGGGTACTATACTGAAGGATTTACGGGTACTACAACGGACACTAAGATGTTTGGTAAACCAAAAGAAGATGAATTACAGAATAAGATAAATAATTTATTCGATAAAGTAATTGAGGAGGTTGACTTAGAAACTTCGCCATTATTAAAAAGAATACAAAATAAGAACTTCCAACAGGTGGATATTGATTTATATAAATTTAATGTCAGAAATGTTATTAACGAGATAAAACCAAATTATATCTCAGACTATATGAGTGTTATGCCTAAAATAGTTAATAACCAATTAAAGTTGGTTAAGACAATCGATAAAATTAATTTCATTTTAACAAATACTGATGGGTTTACCACTAAATCAAAGAATATTCAAGTTTCTATTAGTGGTACCTCTAATATTGATATAACATCTAAAAATGTCGACAATACATATTCGGAGATGACTCAGGATATGACTACCTTAGGTTCGGATATGGTAGGTTATTATAACCAAATATTTGAGGATAATAATAGATTAGTCGAAAATGAATGGGATGAAGATATGTCCTTTTCTATTGAATTTAATGAAGGTGCGGAATACGCCAGATTAATGAATGTAATGTATCAAGAAATTCTTAATTCACAAGAAAAAATAATTACTAAATTATTAGACGGTAGAATTAATGATATTAATAAATGGGTTCGTTATGTTAATAATATAGTTGGTGATTTAAATAAGGACTACGAAAAGGTAGCCATAAAGACTGAAAGAAAGTTAAATAAATTTTCAAAGCGTTCATCAGTAAAGAAATTCAATGACTATTCTCCATTTAGTAAAGAAAAAGAAAGGACCTTTCTTTATATTAATGTACCTAAAGAGTATATTAATACAACTAAGGACGGGTATTTTAATTTATTATATTCAGGATTAAACGAAGGAGATGTTGACTCTTTTAATGGTAAACATACATTTAATTAATTATGAGATATTGGAACAGATATGGTGATTTTTTAGTTAATGGACAACAAACTGTTGTCCCTTTTGTGAAAATAGCTTCAAAACCGTCAGATAAGCGGTATGTTTATAGGACGGGACGTAGTAGATTAGATAAGTTAAGTTATGAATTTTATGAATCACCATATTTTGGGTGGTTAATATTAGCCTCAAACCCTAAATATGGTGGGTTGGAGTCAAATATACCAGATAACGCACTTCTATTCATACCGTTCCCGTTAACTAATTCTTTACAGGATTATAAAGCGGCAGTTGAAAACCATTTCTTTTATTATGGCAGGTAGCAAATTTTTCGGAAATCAAAAAATATATGTAGAAACTGACTATGACAATGTCGTAGTGGTCGACCCAAACAAAGTGGTTAATAGTGATGGTACCGTTGAAGAACGAAATATTAATCCTGAGAACTTAATGACTTATGCTAACTTAGAGGCTAGAGTTATCCCTAGAACTAAATTAGCTATTGGTTCAAATTATGACGATAGTGTTAGGAATGTTGGTGTTGCTCAGCTAAAAGTTAATTTCTTAGAGGGTAAATCTCAAAATCAAAAAGAGCCTAATGTTAATTTAGGTGGAGATTCAAATGACGACCCAAAATATTTTGATACGACATGGACTGACCAATTTTTACCGGGACAAAAAGATGGTGATAGGGAAAATGATATCTTTAGTTCAGGTAGAGGTATTGATACGCAACTATTAGGTATCACTCGAATTAATATTAAAATGAATCCGGCATTTGTTCCAACTGTTAGTATTGAAATGACGGATATACAAGGTAGAGCTTTATTCGAAAGAGGTGACCAATCACCATACGCGGTTTTTATGCACTTACCTTATCCAATTTTTATATTAACGGTTAAAGGTCATTACGGAAAGGCGATTAAATTAGAATTAATGTTAAAAGATTTTAACGCTAGATTCGACCCTTCTGATGGTAGTTATAAAATTACCACTAACTATATTGCTAGGTCTCATGCCTTTTTACAAGATACCTTATTAGATTATCTATACACGACACCCCATATGTATCCTAAAGAGTATGTTATTGATAATAATCGTAATGGTACTAAAGATGGTACCGTTGGTATAGATACGATTACTACTACGAAAGGTATGGAAAAAATAAAAGAAGTTTACTCATTATATAAAGCAAAAGGTCTAATCGCCGATGATTTTCCAGAGATAACCTTATCTCAGATGAGTATGAGGTTAGAGTACTTTAATCGATATGTAATGGAGGCCTACTCAAAGGAAGATATGTCAGTACTTACCGATATTGTTAATTATGAAAAAAGTATTAGGGAGTATCGAAGAAACATCTATCCAACGAAAAAGGATAATTGGTTTAATTTATATGTTGACCCATCATCGATTTTAATTTTAAATAATACTAAAGCGTCCGTATTATACGGATTAAAAAAAGAACTTAAGGAACAAGGTAAAAAAACTGCATTAACTAAATTAGCCGGGTTAATTAATGAAGGTAATAATAATTTAAAACAGAACCCTACATTTTATGACCCAGGTAATTACCGTATTGAAGGTAAAAAACATGCGTCAAAAATATCAATTAATATAAGGGATAGTGATTTAATACAAAAATTGGATGACCCGTCAACCATTGATTATAAAACAACGTATATTAAA